GTCGGATGCAGTCCGGCTTTGGTGTAGATCGCGTTGTCGGCATTGACGGTCTGCACGCCGGCAGCCGCGAACATCTTCCGCAGCTCATCCTGCGACTTGCCGGAATACTGCGCAATGGCCCTGATCACGTCGTCATAGACAAGCCCCGCTTCCTGCAATCGCTCGATCTGCCATTTGGAAGTATCACCGACATAATTCGTCCTGGCAATCCGTTCAGCCACGATCGACAGAATACTCTGGTCAAGTTCGGAATATAAAGCCACCAGATCGCTCGCGCACACGTCAAGATATTCGGGAGTCAGCATTTATACGCCTTCCCACAGATCCGTGCCGCCGCTGCCGTTCATCATCTCGAGCGCCTTTTCCTCGGAGCAGCCGAAGTACCACGCCACATTGATTTCAGGACGGAGATTGCACTGCGTCTGGAGCTGCATACGCTCGGCAAATTCCGCGCTGCGGTCGGTGACAAGGCTGTCGTCCCACTCAAAGGAGCTGTCAACCTTGCCCGCGGGAGTGAGATGATACACCCCGCACAATACGTCCATCGCATAGATCAAATGCTCTAATGCTGCCTGTAAAGACTGCTGCATCGCAGCGACAGCGGAGAAACTGCGCTGCTTGCTGGCGCGGATTTCCTCAGCGGTCTTGTCGGTCTGCTGCACGTCGGACAGCGTACCGTATGCCAGATTGCAGTTGAATTCAATGCGTCGCAGAATGGCATTGAAGCCGTTCAGAATGGAAGCATCCCGCAAAGCCGGAGCAAATTCATGGAAAGAATCTTCGCCATTCGTTCCGAATCCCAGCGTCCTGATCAGACGTTCATAGAGCTTCGGAGCCTGAACCTTGCCGTCCGGAGAATGCTTCAGCGCGGTTTCGTCAGCATAGATTGCCAGCTCGCCGCCTTCAAATTCCCACAGCAGGCGGGCGAATTGCTTCTCTGCCTCGCCGATCAGCGGCAGCGCACGGGCAAAGACCGACACGCCCAGCGGCGAAGACGGGTCAATATTGTTCGCGCCCGGTATGCGGAAATAAGCAAATAGCGGACGTTCCAGCCCGTCAAATTCTGCTTGCGGGGAGATGTCAGCCCATTCCGGCACATCGGTCAGCGGAATTTCCGTACCGAGTGAAGCGTCCGTCTTGGAACGGTAGGCGCGGTTGGTGATGACGTATTTCCCGCCCTGAAGGGCGTGCGATTCCAGACGCGTGAAGATCGTACCGTCCTTAGTCATCTGCTGGACAAATACCGCGCCAGTCATGTCGCCCGACGAATTGAACGCAGTCGGGTAAAAACAATCGCCCTGCACGCAGTCCACAATGATTTTTCCGTCCGAAACATAGGGCTTGAATACCATGCCGCCCTTCGCGCAGGCATATTCCACCTGCTCACGAAGTCCGGTCAGAAACGCCTGATATTGCGTGTTCAGATAATCGGCACGGGGCGAACCGGACAGCTCTGAGGACATTTCCAGCGTTACCAGTCGGGCAAATTCGGAAGAGATCGCCGCCGGCAGTTCCAGCAAACTATCCTTGCCGACGCGCTGCAAATACTGCTTTACCCATTCGGAGATGCTTGTTTCCATGTCGGACGACATCTGCACATCGCCGATATGCAGGAAGGCTTTCAACTGCTGCCGAATCCATTCCAGCATTTTTTCAAAGGTTATCAATGACTATCACCCCCAATTGCCCCACTTGAATTCACGGGCTAAAATCGTATAGCAAAAATAGCGTATATCGTCCATCGCGTGATCGTTTTCTTTCAGGACCTTGTCGTCGCCCTTGGCGTCCGCGTCCCACGAGTAAAGCCCGAATTCCCGGATGCTGTCGGCGCAGCCGGAGTGGATCAGCACCATTCCCGCCCTGAGCATGGAGGACACCACGCGGATGCCGTCCAGCACATCATTGACGGCCTTGCGCACGGAGAACCTGCCGTGTCTGCGAACCGCCGCGATAAACGACGCGGCGGACGGGTCGATTACAAGATATTCCGCCGGCAGATTCCCCGCCAGCTTCTCGACTTCGGCGTAATACTCCTCATCGGTAAGCTGCTTTTTGCGTTCGCGCCCGCCATAGTAATACTCCCGCAGACGATAAGCGACGCGCCGGAAGGAATCCACGGCCCACAGTCCGGCGGAAAAAGGATTCTGCGTGCCGTAGTCGATGGAGATAAAATAACGGTACTGCGCAGCCGGCAGCGTGTCAAAAGTCCGGCTCTTGTCGAACATGGGATAGACAAGCCCTTCGGCCTTCACCCATAAGCCCTTGATGTAGCGGTCGTAAAAAACGCCGTCGAACTGGCTCTCATACCAGCGGCGGCGTTCCTCCGGCAGGCTCGGATTATCATTCATGGTGAAGTGCAGATACAGGGCATTGCGCTTGTCAGACTGCCCGATCCAGTCGGTATAGAACCAGTGCGAAGGGCTTTCCGGATTGCAGTTGAACCACATCTTTGCCCCCGCGACTGAGCAGCGCCCCATTGCCTGATTGACAAAGGACTGCGGCATAAGCGCGACCTCGTCAAACATGACGCCCGCCAGGGTGATGCCCTGAATCAGCATATAGCTGCTCTCATCCTTGCCGCCGAAGAGATAGAATTCGTTCTTATGCCCGCCGTATTCCACCGTCAGCCGGTTGTCGGCGCGGTGTTCGGTGATCTTACAGATGCCCGCAAGGCCGTTTGCCAGCGGCAATATCACATTGCGCCGGAGAGAAGCGATTGTCTTTCCGCATACGCCGAAGAGCTGCCCGTCGTAGTTGGTCATCGCCCACAGCACGAAGGAGCAGACCATGCAAAGCGTCTTGCCGGAACGGATAGAGCCGTCCGCGATCACCGCGTTATAGCCGGCGTTCTCATCCGCCCACCAGCTCATCAGCCGGTACTGCTTCCTACTCAGTCGGTTCCACTGCACCGGCGGCACCTTCTTTCAGAATGTCAAGCAGATTGTTTTCGGCGGCAGCAGGATCCTCCGTCTGACCGCCGAACATTCCAAGATGTCTTCCCAGCAGCTCCAGCGCCTTGATTTTCTCCTTGCCGGATATCTCCGTATCGGTCAGGGCGATCTTCTCCAGCTCTTTCAGAACGGTGTCGGCAGTAATGCCGGTGCGCCGGGACTGGTTCTCTCTGAGTTCACGTAAATATTCTAAAACTGAACTTTTCTGAACCAGTTTATATCCGATCTGTTCAGCTGTTTTTTGGGAATATCCCGCGCGAATCGCCGCTTTGGTCGCGTTCAGATCGACGAGATATTCCTCACAGAACCGCTTTTGTTTTTCCGTCAATTTCATATCCCGCCACCTCCTGTCCGGGCCGGAACTCAGGGGCAAAAACGGCCTTCCGCGCCCTTGTAGACAATACGTCCGCAGCAGGGGCAGGTTGCGTAGGCGTCAATGCCTTGCGTTCTCAGCTCGATCGCGTCTCCATCGGTAAATTCCTTGTCCTGCTGCGTGTTGGTCGCGTCAAAAACGCACCCGCAGCGCTGGCACTCAAAGCGTTTTGTTACGGATTCCGGCGGCATAACGCCGTTCTTGACAATCGTCATATGTTTCGCCTCACCTTCTCGGGACTGAATAAAAAAGGGTATAAAAAAAGCAGCCGTCAGGCCGCGGATTTATTAAATCAAAAGGTTTAATAGATGACATTGCCCCCGGACCAAAGCGCCCCGGCTGTTCCGCTGCTTCGGAAGCATCCGGGGCGTTTTGGCGCAAAGAGTATAGGAGGTAAACCACAAGTGCCAAGCACGTCATAGTCATGAAAAAAGGATGGGTGGGCGGCGGTAAAATCTCGAGGCTCCAAATGGAGAAAAAGCCAAGGGCAAAACCCGCCGCCCGGAGTTCAGATAAGAGTATCTCAAAGGGCACGTCATAGTCAATTTGAGAGCGCATCATCGCGCTCAATTTCCATGATAGTATTATAACACATAAGTCACTGACATTCACTGCCAATTTTTGATTTTTTTGATTTTTTTTGATTTTTTTTGATTTATTCCTCATTTTTTTCGCCGTTGGGGGAATGGAGGGCGTTGAGAACATCGGCAATCGCCCTGACCGCCCGATCGTATTTCCGCCACATCGAGCGGTCGGAGATATAGAGCCGCTCCCAGATGGCGGAGAACGGCACCCCGTCGATGTAGCGCCAGGTGAGGATGTCCTTTGCGTCCCGGGAGCCTTTGCCGTTCCCGACCGCGTCGATCAGTTTTTTTACGTCCTTCAGCGCCGCGTCTCTCTCCTCCTCGTCCGCGCGGAGCCGCCGCTCCAGTCCGTCGATCTTCTCCACCGCGGCCTCGAGGGAATTTCCCCTGCCGCCGGGCAGCGAGTCGGCCCTGACCGCTCTCGGGACGGCCATATCGTCGCGCCTGCGGGCGATGCGCTGTTCCAGCTCGTCGCAGCGGCGGCAGGCCCTGCGATAGGCCCGCAGGCGTTCCTTGACGTCCTCAATGGTGATCTCTCCAGAGCTTTGTGCAAGGTCCTTAATCATCCGCTTTTCCTCCGTCGCCCAGCGCCCTGATCTCCGCGATCACCATGTCAAGCCCGTTTTCGTCGGCCCATTCGTACCCGCCGCAGTGATGCAGGTTCCTGCTGACGTTAAGCGGGCAGGCATCGCATCCCCGGTATTGGTGGCAGAATTCTCTCACCAGCCCGCGCTTGGCCTCTGTAATGGCGTAACGCAACGCCTCCGCATCATTTTGAAAAACATCATCCAGCGTCCCATCGGAATTGCGGTGGCTTTCCGCGTCCTCGATCAGGGTTTCCAACTGATGGATAATCTGTACTTT